ACCACAGAAGAGGTGGCTCTGACATTATAGGTAGGATACCAGACTTTAGATTAAACCCGGGTTTGTTTGTAAAGCGTCAAAACATAACTAAGTTTCAAGAAGCATTGATGGGTAGAATCGATGATCCTTTGGAGAACTATGTATCGACAGTAGCAGATCTTGCTGAGTTCTCAGCTGTAGATGATTACTTTGGAAAAATTAGAAAACTTGCTGATACAAATCCAGGCATAGCTAAACTTTTTAAATCTACTGAAGGTATGGAAGATGGAGCTAAAGCAGATTTAGAACGTCAGGGTTATACTATCTTAGGTGGTAGAAAAGGATCGAGCAATGCAAAGGGAGAGATAGACGATATAACAAAGTCAGGTTGGGGTTCTCTTTATGGGTATGCTGTTCCTGATCGTGTGCATAAAGATTTAACAAGAGTTGTCTTAGGTGACCTAGGTGTTATGAATCCCGCACGTTCTTTATATAGTACATTTTTAAGAGCAAAAGGTTTTACTCAGTATGGTAAGACAGTTTTATCTCCAGTAACTCAAATACGAAATGTATCTACTGCAGCGGCTTTTGCAATGATGCAAGGAAATGTAGGAAGAGGAGCAAATCTTTTTGAATCTATGAGCCTTGTTTTTGATAACATAATGAACAAGCCGGATGCGTTACCAAGGCTACAAAAACTGCAAAGGCTTGGAGTTATAAACAGTCAAGCAGAGTTAAAAGAATTACAATCTCTAATTAAACAAGGCCTTGGCTTTGCTGAAGACGCTACCGCTGAAGGTTTACCAACGGCTAGAAAATTTGGAAATAAGTTTACAGACAATCCTGTAGGTAAGTTTGTAAGAGGGGTTGGACGAAAAGCAGAAGACTTGTATCAAGGTGGTGATGATGTTTGGAAGATTTATAACTTTGAGTTTGAAAAAAACAAGTTAGCAAGTGCTTTAAAGAAAATGAATCCAGAAGAAAAAATGTCTTTTATTCGTAGGAAGTCAGGTGGGGATATAACTGCGGATGATTTTCTTGATGAGGAAGCAGCAAGAATTGTAAGAAATACAGTACCTAATTACAACCTTGCACCTGAAGCTATTAGAGGATTAAGAAAACTTCCTGTTGGTAACTTCATAGCTTTTCCGTATGAAATTTTACGAACTGGAATGAATACAGTTGCTCGAGGCATAGACGAATTAGCAGATCCTAATGTACACATACAGAAGATTGGATTAAGAAGATTAACAGGTGCTTTAACTACATCTGTAATTCTTCCTGCAACGTTAGCTAAAATGGGTCAGGAGTTTTCTGGTGTTTCCAATGATGAAGCAAAAGCCTTGCAAAGATCTGGTGTTGCTCCTTGGGAAAGAAACGCAAGATTAATTTTTACTGGGCGTAGCGAAGATAACACTCCAAAGTACATTAACTTTAGTTATTCAAACCCTTATGATATAATAGAAAAAACAATTATTGCTGCACTAAATAAATTTGATGAAGGACAAGAGCTTGGTAAACCTGGGGCACAGATTGTAACAGAAGCAGGGCTTGAATCGTTATCCGAATTGTTTGCTCCTTTTACAGAAGAATCTATTATTGCAGGTAAACTTAGAGATGTTCTAGATCCTAATACAACAATACCAGGTCTTAAGGTACTTGCAAATGTCGCAGGAGGTAGAGCAGGTCAAACAGTAACTGGTGCCAAAGTATACAGAGATACAGATAGTGTGGGCAGAAAAATTGCGAATAGTTTTAATCACGTACTGGATGCTCTTATTCCAAGCATAGTTCCTGTAGATGTAAGAAGCGGTCAATTCCAAGCAAGTAGATTTGCTCGAGGATTAGTTAACTCTTTAGAGCTAAACGAGGAACTTGGAATTGCAAGAATGGATACAAGAGGAATAGAGAGAGATTTAACACAAGAACTTGCTCGAGCATTTACTGGTATTACAGAATCAGAAGGAACGTTAGACAAAAGTTTAAGTTTTAAAGGGTATGAGTTTGCTTCTGGAAGAAGCAGTGCGTCAAGTAAGTTTAACAGAGAGCTTGGAAGATTTAATACTTCATCGTCCGACATACTTGATGCTTATATCGAAGCTAACGAAGATAGATTTAGAGTATACAATAAATTTTATAGCGTCATAAATGATTATAAAAAACTAGGATTTTCTGATCGTAAAATTAGAACCCTATTTAAAAACGAAAACATTGGTGGTTATAAAGCATTAATGAAAGGTAGATACGAACCTCTTCCTCCTCCTTCTAAAGTTAAACTTCAAGAAATGAAAAGAAATGAAACACTTAATTTATTGCCAAGACAAGAGATAAGAGACTATTTTCGTAGTCAAAGAGATAGACAATTTGGACAATCTTTTTCATCAGATGATCCTAATCAAGGTCTTTTAAGTTTTGATGACCTTATTCCTAATCAAGGTCTTTTAAGTTTTGATGACCTTATTCCTAATCAATCAAGCATACCAACGCCCGCACCTATTAATGCGAACCTAGCATCTATGTCCGTGCAACCCGGAGCAATCGATCCAAACTTGTTAGGTAATAACCCTGCAAATATACAGTTAGCACAAAGGCTTGGTAGAGCTTAGTGCATTGTATCTAGCTTAAGTCCTACACCCCCAAGCATCTGAATCAAATCATCTGCCCCGTCCTTGACGGCTTCTATTGCTGACTCGTCTTCGAGTGCAGCCGCTACGCTAAGACTTACTCCTATAAATTCCATAAGAGCTTTGACTTGCATTGGATGCATTTTCTTTAAGCTTGAGATCTCGAACTCTTCTTCTTGTTTTAGAAAGTCCATTAGTCTACCTCTCCCCAGTTGTTAACAAGAACATCATCTACTTTAGATGGTACTTTTAATATATCCTTCAATCCGTTTTCCATTATTTCCTTTATTTTATCTGATTGTTCTTGATCAGTTACAGAAAAGCATAGCTCATCATGGACCGTAAGCATAGGTAAAAGTCCTTCTCTGTAACAATCTGCCATAGCCTTTTTAGTTTGATCAGCTGCAGATCCTTGAATCAATTTGTTTAAAGCCTTGTAAGTAAAGGCTCTTCTAAGTGGTGGTCCATAAGTTCTTTGTGCTTCTTCCAAAGGAAGAGGCTTATTATACGCAAATGTCTTTGGTTCCCATAGTGGAAAGTGGCATCGTCTACCAAGCAAAGTTCTTATAACTCCGTTATCGGCTGCTTGTTTAGATGCTAGGTCTGCCAAGTCTTTAACAAAAGGCACCTTCGATTTATGTGTCGCAAGGATATCAGCTGCTTCTTCATTGGAAACCCCTAGTTGGTTTGCAAGTTTAGCTTTACCCATGCCATACATAATACCAAGGTTCACGGTCTTTGCTTCTTTTCTAGTGATGCCTGCGAAGTCTGCTACCATTTGATGAAGATCAACATCTCCGTTGTTGTATTCTTCTACGATAGTGTCTACCATTTCATGTTTTCTTTTACCAATACTCGCAGCAAAGTGTACCAAGAGCCTTGGTTCTTGGCTCGAGTAGTCAAAGGATCCCCACTTGGTTCCTTCTTCTGGTATAAACAAACCTCGTATCATCCTTCTTATATCTGGATCTCGAGCAGGTATCTGCTGCAAGTTAGGGTTCGAGGAAGAGAACCTACCAGTTACCGTACCACCATCGTCACTTCTTAACTGATGAAACTCTGCATGTATTCTTCCCTTATGTGCATGTGTCTTAATAGTATTAACAAATGTAGACCCGGCTTTATCGAACTCCCTTATCTTTACGATGGCTTGACATACTTCATGAGGATGGTTTGCAAGAAACTGTTTGGTAAAAGATGGATTACCATTTTCGGTTTTAGGATATTTTAAGTTAAGGTTATCAAAGATTTGCTTAACCGACTCGCTTGCCCAGGGTTTTAGTTCTAACCCTGTCTTCGTTTTAACCCAACCTTTAAGTTCTTCTACCTTTTTAGCCAGAGAAACCTCAATCTGATCTGCTTTGTCCAAGTCCACACGTACTCCTTGTGTTCTCATATCAAGCATTGTGCGAATCAAACTTGTTTCTAAATTCCAAACGTTCCATAGATCGTGCGTTTCTACTTCCTGTTTTAATCTTTCCCAAAGTTTCAATGTCATGACTGCATCTTGTTCAGCATAGGCACCAACCTTTGAAGGAGGAAGAATCCACATGTCTGCCTTTGGATCTATACCCCAATCTTTAGCAGTCGCACGTAATAGCTTCTCGTCCTTACGCATGTTGATCCAATCTCTGCCAAGGTTGTTAAGGCTATAAGACCATCTGTTCTCGTCCACTACGGCTCCTGTTACCATCGTGTCGATTATCCTACCTTGCACCTCGATCCCTTCGGCTCGAAGCCAACCCAAGTCATACGTTGCATTATGAAATATCTTATCGATATTAGGAGTTTCCATTTGTTCTTTGAGCCAACGCATTGTTATCTTTGGATCTAAGTTGTGACCATTCTTATGTCGTATAGGAAAGTATCCATAATAATCTCCTGCCGCTACAGCTATTCCAACAATGAAACCTTCTTTCCTAGCCCACCCCGGACCTTTATCCTTGATCCCTGGATCACATGTCTCAAGATCAACAGCTACTTGTTTATACTTTGTAAGGTCTGGATACTCACAAGGAATGTTCCAATCCTTATCAATTACATCAATGTCCATTCGATGAAAGAACTCGATAGTGCTTTTATCTTTTCTATCTCTCGCCATTGGTAAATTCTCCCCCTAAAGCAGAGTACCCAGCTTTGTCCACCCAAGAATCGTCATGATCTATTGTCTCTATGAGCCTAGCCGTTTTTACCCAATCCATCATTAACGCAACGTGTTTTGGAGTTAAGTATCCTGGGTGATTAAGTGCTCCCTCTATAATAACGTTCCACCCTGTTGCTATTCTTTCAAAATTATCTTCTGCATCTCCATAATCCTTGGCTCTGTCACCATTGATAAGGTTCTCTGCCTCTTTTAAAATCTCATCTCTTTTCATATTATATACCTGTATTTTTTATCTGATTCGATTAAGTATAGATTTTGTTTTGCTCGAGTGACTGCTACATAAAACACTCGATGTTCATCTTCGGGATGATTACCTTCTATACAAGCCTGTGTTGTTCCGGTGTATACCGCTACGTTATCGTCTTCTCCTCCTTTCATAGCATGGATGGTGGAAAGTTTTATTCGAGGGTCATCTGTAATCGACTCACCTCTTCGTTCAATGTATGCTATGTATTGTTTCTCGTCTTCACTTAACTTAACAATATCTTTTGCATCACGACTTATGTCTGCAAGCATACCGAAATCTTTAACTAACTCTTGATACGTTACCGTTGCATCGGGGGAAAGCATATCAAGTAAAGACGTAGAACCTCGAGCAACGACTGCATTATGTTTTGTCTTAGGAACAGATGAGTAAAACTTTTTAGCCTGGTCAACCGATATTGTTTCGCCCTTCTGAAGTTCTTTCCATATAAACATTGTATCGGTGTATTCTTTTTTAATCGATGGTCTTCCCTTAATCGAATAGAAGTAACCATACGTTCTTAAAGTAGATGCTATATCCTTAACAAAACTATTTGTTCTTGCCATGATAGACCACGATCCTTGCTCCAGAGGTAGGTCTCCGACTCTATAAACCCACGTAACCTTTCCTTCTTCTTCTCTTGGAAAGAACTCTTTTTCTATTCGGTCTGGTATCCGTGCAGAAATGCTTATAGAAAGCTCCCAGACGCTCCGTGGTAGGCGATACGACTTCTTAAGTACTTCTACCCTGTTAGAAGATTTAACGAACCTGTCAACGTCTACACCAGTCCATCTATGAATAGCTTGATCATCATCTCCTGCGATAATAACTTCTTCTGCATTCGCTGCCATCTTCTCTACCATTGTCCATTGCAAGGGAGTAAGATCCTGTGCTTCATCCACGATCAATAGATCGAGATAAGCAGGATCAACATCATCTACATACTTTAATATCATGTCAGAAAAATCTAACTTACCGACTTCTCCTTTGTAGATAGTAAGCTGTCTGTCTATCTGTTTTAGCTTTTCATAATAAAGGTTATAGTCTCTTGTAATATTAAACTCTTTATCAAGAGATACTTCTTTGTAGACGGACCTCATAATCATTTGTAAATACTTGGATCCCGAACCTCCCATTGTTGGAAGGATAACACCATCATCTAAAGACGTTGAATCAGACCCCTCAAAGTCTAGACCTAAACTCTTACCCACCAGAGTGTAGTCAGATCGATCCATAACATCAGACTTGTCTAATCCAAGACCATGAAATCCAGTGGCATGTAACGTTCTAAAATGTGGAAAGTCATCCTTGTTTAAGTTAAACTCTGCACATGCTCGATCAACGAACTCTCGAATAGCTTTGGTTGTAAAGGACACAACACCAATACGAGAAGGGCTGATGCCACTAGCGATAGCATTCTTTACTTCTTGTATAAGAGTATACGTTTTTCCACAGCCCGGAGGTCCAAGGATAAGTCGGCTATTGTTTATCATTTAATCCTCCCATAAATCTCTAACTTGTTGGCTTGCTTTAAAATAAAAACCATAATAATAAATTTGGCAATCATCGTGGCAATGCAAACTTTCTTTTCTTCTTCGTATTGTTTCTCGATTGCCATAACCCAACGCTATAGATCTCCTCCGCATCCTTCGCAGTGCCCTAATCTCTATAAGACGCATGCGTTCTCTTGTTAAACTGTAGACCTTGCCTACTTCTTCAAGGGTTTGATTCTCATAATACCTGCGATTGATTACATCTTTTTCCCGTGGCGTAAGGATACCTGAAAGCTCTTTAACTGCACCTATTTGAGCCACGTTTTTCTCCGCAGAACCTTCTGCCTGAATGTTCTTTACACTGTCTGAGTCTAAAGACACCTCGTCAAACAAGTTCTTTAAGATGAAACGTGGACTCTTGAGAACAGTTTTTATTGATCTTGGGACGGCGAAACGTGTCACAATATAGAACCTGTCTGCCTACGAGAATTAAAATTGCATGACAGTGATAGCTCTTCCTCAACCAATCGAAAGAGTTCTTTCAGCCCTTCTTCTTTTTGTTGTAACATCTTGGGATTACCGCAGCGTTTAGACTCAATTATAGCCTCTTGAACTTTTCTATACTGCGCTGGGATTAATCCTCGAATCATCTGTAGCTCAGTCATCTTTACTCCTTTTGTTTTTAATCCATTGTTCAATGTCTTCCTCGACCCATCGAGCCGACTGTCTTTTAGTCTCGTCATCTCCTAGTTTAATCGGTGGCGGAAACCTTCCTTGTTCCACCCACTTATAGATGGAAGAATGGGATACATTTATCCACTCGCTTACTTCTCCGATCCTTAATAATTTAGAATGGGATTTCATCTCTTGTCTCCTCTGTAGGTAAATCAACTTCTATTGTCTCAAAGGATGGTATCGCCCATACCCGAACCGTGCTTCTTGATCCGTCATCCTTCTTAACGCTCCTATGCCTATGGCAATCTTGGTTATTATTTACTCGCTTCAACTGTTCCTGAACCTGTGCCCTGGTGAAGTAAGTAAATCTGCGATTGTTTAGAAACTCCATAAGACCAGAGATCTGAAACATCGTTACTCCATCTTCTGTCCAAGGCTTACCGTGAAGTAACTCCTCGGGATGGTGTGCTTTAATACGGCTGGTGCAATACTGACGTAGCAATTCTTTAAACTGACCGCTTAGTGTAAGTTCCTCTGGCACCTCGATCTTGGTGCTCTCAGTCAACATCCTTGACATAAGTGCCTGCCACTTCGCAGGCTTTATGGTGGGAGGCATAATAGAAATCTGTTCCATACAAGCCCGTTGAAAAAGTATTTGGTTCTGAAGCTGCTCGGTCGCTAACTGGACCCGTTTCCCTGCAACATCCAAGAAGTATAGCCGAGGTTCTGATAACAAAGTAGTCAAGCTACCAACGACAGGCATCTCCGGACCTTGATCCCCGACCCCAAACTTACGGGACATACATAGTCCTTTATCACAGTAACTCTTGAACGGTTCCTGTTCACAAGTATAGAAGTACTCCTTCTTCTCAAGAGACTTCTGCAAGGTCATAACTTCTTTAGTATCAAGAGGTTCCGTAAACAGTTGCCTGTTCATAGATTCAAAATGAGCAACCCAATCATCTGGAGTTTTGTACCGGGAGTATACACCGCACATAAACAACTTCTTATTTCGATCATCAGAGACAGGGCCATCAGCAAAGATATGTTCAAGGCATGGTGGTCCATCCGTGAAGTATTGGCGAGTACCGGAGAACCGTAACTTCTCTAACTGAGAAACCTTTAGAGATTTTCTGCTTAGTTCTTTCTCGAACTCCTCAAGGGTCATAGCTTCAACGTCTTTGTTGTAGCAAAACCGCTGCGGAAACTCCGCGTTAAAGTAAGGTAGATTAAGAAAGTTTCCCACATCTCCTCGCTCCGATAGAATCTTATCTTGCTTGGGAAAAATCTCGCACCCACTGTGTCCCAACGCAACAGCCATCTCTAATAAATATTCTCGCACCACCGCTGCTTGCTCGTATTGTTTAAGTAGAAGGTAGAGGTGTGCCCCTCCAGACTTAGATCGACAATGAACCAACGGTAGCTTTAACTTTTGTATATTCTTTTGGAGAGTTGTTTGATCTAGATCATATACATCTATGTCCAAGGCTCCCCACTTGCACATGTTATCTTCATTAATTGGTATGGCACCAATACCCTGCTTACCATCAAGGTGTTGCTGTATCTTTTCTTCCGTCAAAGGTTCACGGATAATACGGCTGTCTGCATCAGCCTTTCCGTTGCGTCCTACTCGACCCACGGTTGTTGTACCATGAGCAACCTTGCAGCCTTCAAATACAGAAAGCATTCTCTGTGCTAGTGTCATCTATTTTTCCTCCATAAAGAAAGGGAGTGGGTTCGAAAGGAATCACTCAAAAAAACCCACTCCCCCCTCAAAGCTACCTTAAAATGGTATGTCATTGTCCTTCATAGAGGACGGCGAACCATTACCGGAAACCTGGGAGGAGGTATTCTCCGGGGTAGCTTTTACCTGACCCGACGCAATAGATACACGCAGGGTCTTAGCCTCTTGTAATAGATCTCGGCTATTAACTAAACCGATTTTTTCTATTGTATAAATACTCCAGGTGTTACCGTCTCTGCTTTCCTCTACAGATCCTAGCTTCCACATGGTTGCAAACAATGCAGGCTTAACCTGTTTGCCTGTCTTCGGATGCTTAACAGATTGTAAAGCTATCTGTGTCTTCCATCTACGGCTCACCTTCAATGAGCTAGACTTCATGCCTATCAAGGCAGGGGAATACGATCCATCCTCTGCAACAATCAAACAATAGTTATCGTCAGATTTAACAAGCTCATTGCCGTTGTCCCTAAAAGTTTCAGTCGATCCATTGCGTTCCGTCTGAGCTAACCGAGGGTCACTGGCGTTAACCGTACCAATGTAACCACCGCCTTGTTCCTTGGGAACAAACTCGGTGTAGCTTGTGGTCTGGTATACTGGCACAATCGTCATGCCTTTCTCTCCATCCCAAAACTGCTTGGTCACATCGTTAGCCATGTCCCCTGCACCGGCATCTTGGATGTACTTAGCATCCTTCTTATCAATCTCAGGTGACATCTTCTGGAGCAACTTGATGCGTGGCATCTGCATCTCGTCTGCACTAAACGTTGTTCCTTCTCCTGCACTATCAAAGATGTCGTCCATTAATTCAACGGACATCTCTGTCTTCTTTGCTTCTGCTACTGCGTTAGCCATTATGCTTTCCTCTTCGTAGTTAATTTTTGAAATGTATAGGCACCTAGTAAATCTAGATCTATGGTCTTGCCCTTCTCCATGCACTGTTTAATCCTAGACTTTAAGGTACTAGGATGGATCGAAGTCTTGGTTGAAGGATAGAACCCCATCTCTTCTAACTTACCAACAATATCTCCCGCGACATTGTCTTCGCCCTTACCGAAATCCATAGACACAACGTTCTTTATTATGTCGTCTTCACCTATAGATCTTAAATAAGAATACGCTTCGTCCTTGCGAGCCACCGGAATAGATGCATGGAGTACCGTGTCAACTGACACTTTAATACCATCAAACGTTCCCTCGCTCTGTCCCATCTCTGCCATGAGTTGTGGACCCTGCTCTGTCTCGAGCTTATGCTTCTCTGATTTGAGAAGTTTAAGATGCTGCTCGGCATCCTCTATCTCTTGGTCCTTGCCATCGATCTGCCTCACAATATTCGCAAGAGATTTACTGGTGTCTGTATCAACATTGTCTAACGTACCAGCCGTGTCAAACATGTCTTCGAATATATCGTCACTCATAAAGTATCTCCTCTTCAGGGTTTAAGTTTTAGGATTGACAACTAATTGTTTAATCCATACGGTAGAGCTTATAGGAGGTTAATCATGAGTGTCAAGTACAATTTTAAATTAAAACCATTCGACCATCAGCTTGCTGCTTTGGATCAAGCTCGAGGTAAAAAAGAGTTTGGTTACTTTATGGAAATGGGGACAGGTAAATCCAAAGTTTTAATAGATGAACTAGGTATGTTGTTTCTTGCGGGGCAGATAAACTTCGCTCTCATCATTGCACCTAAAGGAGTATATAGAAATTGGGTCGCTAAAGAAATACCCGAGCACATGTCTGAGGACGTACCGCACCGGGTGATTCGATGGGTGTCTGGACCAAACAAAAAACAAAAGGCAGAGATCCAATCGGTGAAGGAACCTTTCTCTGGTCTTACTATCTTTGTCATGAATGTGGAATCCTTTTCAACTGTGAAGGGAAAGGTAGCAGGGGAGTGGATGTCTAAGTCACTAGGCAACTACGGGCTTGTAGCAGTAGACGAATCAACCACCATCAAGAACCACAAGGCCAAACGTTCTAAGAATCTAATGAAGATTGCTCAAGGTTTCAACTACAAACGTATCCTTACTGGTTCTCCCATAACAAAAAGTCCTATGGATATTTTTGCTCAGACAGAGTTGTTGCGTAAGGGATTGTTGGGATACGAATCATACTACCATTTTCAATTCAGATACGGTGTGGTTGCCAAGAGATCCTTCGGTGCTCGATCCTTTACACAAATCGTGGGGTACAAGAACCTCGATGAACTGACAGAAAGAATTGATAGCTTTGCCTATCGGGTCTTGAAACAGGACTGCTTGGATCTGCCAGAGAAAACATATACAGCCAGGTATGTGTCGTTAACAGATGAACAGACAAGGATGTATCAAGACTTACAAAAGAAAGCTATGCTTTTACTTGACGATGGAGAGATGGTCACGGCTCCAGCCGTTATCACACAGATGATTCGCATACAGCAAGTGTTGTCTGGTCACCTCAAGACTGACGATGGAGAGATGAGATACTTTACATCTAAAAGAATGAATGCATTGGAAGAGATCACAGAAGAACATAACGGCAAAGCTATTATCTGGTCCAGGTTTCGATACGACATCCAACAGATAGTTTCGATGTTAAACAAAAAGTTTGGTGAAGGAACCGCTGCATCTTTCTATGGCGATACATCCGACAACGAAAGACAAAGAGTTGTGGAAAGTTTTCAAGATAAGAAATCCCCCTTACGTTTCTTTGTCGGCAACCCTGCTACCGCAGGCTATGGTATTACATTGACGGAAGCTAACCTTGTCGTTTACTATGCGAATGATTACAATCTAGAAACTAGGATTCAATCAGAGGACAGAGCTCATCGTATAGGGCAGACAAATAAAGTAACGTATGTCGATCTAATATCCGAGGGAACTATAGACGAAAAGATTGTTAATGCATTAAGAAATAAAATAAATATAGGGGCAATAGTATTAGGAGAGGAGGCAAGACAATGGCTAAGTTTGAGCCCACAGGGCACGATGATATAATCGAAACGATTGTTGATTATAAAAAAGGTTTACGAAATAAATTAACGGCACCTAAAATTCTAGCAGAACAAATGGGAATAAGTCTTGGCGCAGCTTCAGCGTTTCTAAAAGAAATGAAACGGGGAAACGTCACGCAGATCCGGGGGTATGAAAAAACTCCAGAGCATATAGTTAAAGGTCGAACGGGAAGATCAAACCAAAAGAAGAACTTCTAATGGGTAAGAGATCTGACTTTGAAAGAATTGAACGAGACTTCTATCCAACTATAGATCCATCTGCCATCGAGCCAGTGAAACAATTCCTCACAGGGAAAAGTTATTACGAACCTTGCTGCGGAGAAGGACATCTCATAGATCTCTTGTCTCCCTTTGCAAACTGCATTGGATCTAGTGACCTGGAGTTTGAAAGAATAGCAAGCGGTGGGTTATTAAAGGATGCATTAACTTTAAAGTTAAGTGATCTCATTGAAGAAGATGAGACAGGAAAAATAAAACATCACCAATACAGTGCCTTGTTCGTAACCAACCCGCCTTATAAATGGAAGGACCTCGAACCTCTGCTCTCGTACCTACCTACAATCTTTCCAACGATGTTGCTTCTTCCTTCGGATGTCATGCATAACAAACGCATGGGTAAATTCATGAAGCAATGTCGATGCGTATGGTCAGTCGGTCGGTTGTACTGGCAGGAAAATAAAATCAGAGGCAAAGATAATTACGCTTGGTTTCTTTTTACTAACCGACCAGAAAGAACTAGGTTCATTGGTAGGTAATTACTTTTCTTCACAGAAAATACCGCAGTCAAACAATTCTCCCTGCAATTTTTTTCTGTAAGTTTTTATCGAATGTCCTTTGGCTGTCTCTGGCAAGTCATGAAGCTGAATCCTCGTACCTTTATACCGAACTAACTTAGCTCCTATCTCTTTGGATTGATCCGCCCTGCGTTTAAATACTTCTGGAAACTCTTGCCTTACTAAATTCCAATAGGTAGTCGAAGTTGCTTTAACACATCCAATGCAATTTGCATTTGGAAAACCGTGCTCGTATATCTTTGGAGGTCTGATATCAGCTTTATCTATTACATCAAAACAATCTTGCTTCGTTAACTTCTCATCTATCAACACGGGAATAAGTGTATCTCTTTCTGTAAGTTTAAACCTCGATGCCCGGTTCTTTTCCTCGTAAGTAAAACCTAATACAATGTGGTCTGAATTGTTTCGTTGTTCCCATTGCTGCCGTGCATGTTTTTTAAGACGCATGGTACATGGAGCTCCTGCTATTCCAGCCATGTATTTATATTTCTTCCATACTTCTTCCGCAGAATACTCAGGAAATTCTTTTGATATCGCTTGTTCTATCTTCACGCCAAGCCAGGTCTCTACATCTTTTAAAAATCTTTGGTTGTCTTCATGTTCTTCCTTGACAGGATTGTTAACAATCCTGATTCGATTGTGCTCACCGTACCGCATTAAAGTATATTTCGCAGCGACAGCCGAAGCTACACCGCAACTAAACCAAACAGTTATATCTTTATTGGTAGGTAGGAACCCTTGCATAATCTATCTCGTCTTTTTTCTTAGGTGGGGGTGGTAACATCTCATCGTGAGGATCATCTCTTGGATCTGGATCCTCCGGTTCGTCCAACAAAAAAGAATGGCCCCATTTAAGGGGCCGAGTTGTGAAGAGGAAATTCATACCTATACGGTAACAGTTTCTCCCTGCTTTGCAACTTCTTTTCTTATGATGACTGACAGTTGTCGGGTCATCGATCTCTGCTCCTCATCCGCTAACTTCTTTAGCAAGATGTGGTCTTCTGGCAGTAACGCAACGTTACAAAACCGCGGTTCATTTTTCCTAGGCATGTGCCCTCCTTTGGTTATTGATTGTTCATATACTATATGGGTACAGACAGCAAGATCCTTGTTACTTAACTGCTTCCCATATAGTTTCTTGCCCAGCAAAAGAAGGATTTATATTTGTGTCTTGCCCGCTGTCCCTAATCAAACCTTTTTTCTTCAGTCCGGTTAAGTTCGTTCTGACAATCGATAAAGATAATCCCATCCGATCCGATAGCTGTCGCGCTGTGCCCTTACCTCGGCTCAACGCATACAGAATTTGTTCCTTGCGGGTCATCTCATGGGGTCTATTTCTTTTTCCCATGACCCGCTGCCATACTTCTTTAAGATTAATCACTGTTCTTCTCCTTCTATTACGCCCTCACCAGAGCAGTTGTCGCACATTTCATTTGTTGTATAGATGTCTCCATACGGTACGTCAAAAGATTGTCGATGATAATGATCAACCTCCACGTTCCCTGCACCTTGGCACTCGGGACATTCTTGCATGGTAGCTTCAAACATTTTTTCTTCATGTTCAATAAACATTTGTTTCATTCTACCCATGCTCGTTCTCCTCATGATATGCATCCTTAACAATGGATGCTATCACTAAACCTACGTCACACCGTCCTAACTTAATAGCTTCTTCAATAAGCCAGTGTGTTTCGTCGGCATCTAAGTACTGGTAGACGTTTCCTTTTCTTACCTGTGACGTTTTATAAGCATCTGTTTTTATAACGTTCAATGTCTGCCCTCCTCTAATAATTGTTTTACGTGTGCCTCTTCCAATAGTTCCGCAAAGTCTGCGGGTCGAGCAAGTGGTTTCATGTCGTCCTTTTTCTTATAGAAAACATGGTTTCCAATTTGCTCGATCTTCTCCAGGTTAGGAATCCAATACGGCTCAACCGATGTGGAATGATAATGAATTGCATCCTTTCCAACGACCGTTATGTATTCCCCGTCCTTTAACATCAATCGGGCCAAGGCCTTGGACTTTAAAAAAGCTCTCGGTTCGGCTGGAGTATCGGATTTTGAATCACACCACCAAGAAAACTGACAGCCTTGTTCGTTGCCTTGCAACACCACTTCACATACCGTGTTGGGGTAGTCTTCGGAAGCAACTCGGTTAAGAGTAACTTCCGCTACGGCCAGTTGCCCCGCTATTGTGTCCTCGCCCCTCGCTTCAAAGTAAAGGTTCAGAGCTAGACAAAGTAATGCTGTCTCAATCATGCTGCTTCCTCCGCACTGTATCCCAACAGCTTTGCAACGAGCGTGGTTGTCTTTTTCTCGTTTGCTTGGATGAACTGTCGAGATAACTTCAATCTCACAGCTTTCATATCCAAGGTTTTACGAGTGCTTTCAGAAATAACGATCTGATGCTCAGTGCCCTGATAAACCCCTGTACCGAAGTCTTTCATTTCGGCAAGAAGCTCTTTTTCTTCTTTTGCCATCTCAGCAATCTGTGCTCGAAGAGTAGCAACCCTGTTGACTTTGTTTAAAATATTATCCATTTTTCTTCCTTTCTAAATGTTTATGTTGTTGTGTGCAGGATTAGCAAAACCAAGTCTTACGCCACGCTCTGCTCGAAATTGTGCATCGCTCTTTGCTTCCCGAATAATCAATTCTTTATTCTCTAGTGCATAATTAGCAACTCCAGATCCGCAATTTTTAAGAGCTATAGCAACCGCTAAGTCAAAATTATAAACAGTTCTTCTTAATATTCTGTGAAAAACTCCGTTCCATGAATTTTCTTTTTGTGCTTGTGTCATTTTCTTCCTTTCTAATTTGCTATCCTAGACCCTTGGGTTTCGGAGAGGGAGCAACCCTCTCCATCATCAGTAGGAATTATTTGATCACCAGAACGTGAGTGACAATTTTTCTTTTACCCCAGAACTCATTAATTGGAAAAGTTCCCCTTTGGTCTGTCACCAAACCATTTTCAACAACCTGAACGTGTCCACCAGTGCGGACAATATACTTTTTATTTTTTGCAGTGTTCCAATCTATAAATTTTGCAAGACTACATTTCCCTACTTTAGCTTCGGTAAATTTAACTTTATAGTGCTTCAACATTTTGTTGCGTTCACTACTTCTTGTAGCACCTTTCCAAGATGAACTTTTTTTACATTTAGCTTTGAATGT